TACGATAGCGTAGCCCACCCCTGTAGCCCCTACAATGATGTGTTCAATCATCTTTCTTTTCCTTAGTGCTCTCAAGATACTTCTTGGCATCATCCACGATCTTCTCTACGTCTTCTCTGCCAAAGATAGCCTCCCATCTACGTGCGTATTCCTCTTCCGAGATGCTGAATGGGCGAGGACTGCTGCCTTTACCGCCGTCTGATTTGCTCATTATACTCTCCACTCAAATTCCTCACTGAAGTCGCCCATACTGGCTTCTTCTTCCTCAATAAACTGCTTAGTCATCTTCCTGAGTTCAGAAGCAGTTACTGGTTTTTGATTAACATCATCAATAGAATAGAAAAGCTTTCCTTCTTGTCTGAAATTCATAATATCCATACAGTTTTTAATAGAAATCATAGATCCTCCAGTTTAACTTCAAACATTCTACCAGTATCCACATCATAGCGCAGGTCACAGGCTGGCCCAGTGAGGCCGCTATACCTGTTCTTCGCCACTGCTACCTTGGTGGTATGCCTCTCAGTGGCGTCTGCACTCATGGAGTTACGCTCCAGGGTAATCACAGCGTCTGAGAGCTGTGCAATGGCTCCTGAGCCTCGTAGTTGGCTTAGAGACACTGCTTGCCCATCTTCGTGGCCTTGGTTGCCGCTAGGACGCTTCAGGTGAGACACAACAATCAAAGTAATGTTAAGTTCCTGCACAAGTGTCCGCAGGCGAGTCATCATTACATCAATGGCCTTGCGCTCGTCTCCGTTATCTTGACCAGAAATGATGATAGATAAATGATCGAGAAATACAATCCTACAATCACAAGCCTTTGCCATGTACCGGATGCGATTAATAATGTTATCAGCAGAAGTGCTACCGAAATGGTCAAAAAGATAAATACGATCAGTCCCAAGAGTATGCTGGAAAGCATCATGTAACTCCTCTGTTGATACTTTGGTGTCGGGCAAGTGCAGGAGCTTGTTAGCTCTCAAGCTCATGATGCTCCTGGCAGTCTTCCGTACAGATTCCTCCAAGAACATGCCGCCGATGTTCCACTTCGTGGTGTTCAGAATATGGTAGAGGATCTCTCGCAGAAATTGACTCTTACCCAGCCCAGAGCCTGCGGTGACTGTAACGAGTTCAGCAGGCCGGAACCCATACAGCAGAGAGTTCAGTCCCTTGAAGGGGTACAGAGCCTCCGCAGGTTGCTCTGGTTTGCTTACTTCATCCCAGAGTGACGAGGCAGCAACAATTCCGTCAGGGACATACGTCTCAGCCTTCCACCAAGAATCGACAAAAGACTTCGTTTCACCAGATTTAAGATAATCACAGGCATCCTTACAGTTCTGAATATGTTTAACAATCTTGGCCTTAACACCGAACAGTTCAGCTACCTCCTCTGCTGCCTTCTTCCCAGGCTCATCAGCATCAAAGCAGATCACCACGGACTCGAAAGAGTCCAGCCATTCAAAGTTAGCCTTACAGTCCTTCAGGGCACTCTGAGCACCGTTCTTGATGGACACCACAGGCCACTTGCTGCCAAGCATCTGGAAGGCCGCTAGTGCATCCAGTTCACCTTCCACCAGTGTGACGTACTTGCCTCCCTTGTGGAACAGGGATTGACCGAACAAGGTAGATTTACCCCAGTGTCCCTCCACCGAGAAGGTCTTATTAGCCACTGTGCGCACCTTGGAGGCCACATAAGCGCCAGACTCATCAGCATACGGATAGATATGCTTCTGACCTGTCTGAGTGACCTTGTAGTGTTCGCAGGTGTCCCTAGTGATCCCTCGATCTGGGATCGGTTTAACTTCGCCTTCTGTTTTCATCTCTGGCTTTGGTTTAGATTGATAATTTGCTACTGCTTCTTCTAAGGATTCTATCACCCCGCAGGCAAAGCAGTACGAATGGCCATCGCTGTAGAGGGCGTTCGCATCAGAGGAGCCGCAGTGCTCGCAGGCGATGTGCCTGACGAATTCTGAGGTTGTTTCATGGATCATGTCGTTTTTCCTAAGGTTTTGCGACACATTATTGCATCATGTCGCTGGTGGAAACATTCACTTAAATCCCCTCATCTGAGCCTTTATTTCTTGCAGGGCTATCTCAGCCCCTACCCCATAGTTTTCATGCGATCCTAGGGTGCTTTTAATCGATTCTAGGAGCATTCTGTTGCTCACCGCTTCCTCGGCACATTTGAGCAGGAAAGATTCCTCTGGCAATGTGTATTCCATGATGACTTTCATAAGTTACTCCAGTGTCACTTAAGTGACAGTTTAATGATGGTTAAGACAAAAACAAAGAAAGATACTATCATTAGATGTCTTCCTCTAATTTATTGCTTTTAGCTTCTTCTCTCTGGATCTTCATGTTACCAACGTCTGCAAGGACGTTATCCATGCCGTATTTATCGAAAATATCGACAATATCATTAATCGTTGACCAATACCATGATTCTTCAATCAATTGCATCAATTCATCAGTGCTTTCGTTTTCCATGGTGTACCCCTTTATCTTTAAAGTTAATTTAAGACAATAAACATTAATGATTTATTAATCTTCTATGTCTTCTGTGCTTAAGAGTACTCTATAGTTATTATATAGTAGCTCTTCTGTCCCTTCGGTGCTCAGATGGTCATCAAAGTCCCCTACAGTAGCAAGGTCTTTACGTTCTGAAACCGGCAGATGGGTGTCAATTGACACAAAACATGGGTTACAAAGGTCAAAATACACGCTGGTATGTCTTATCCTCCTGGTTGATTCAAAATCAGTTAAAATCTCATTACAGCATTGACAACGCATAGTGTCTCCTCAAAATCCTCGATTCTAGCCGTTTTCTACGCAAAAGACAGCTCAGGGTATCAATTACCTCAAAATAATCGCTCCTGGGCCCGTTTAAGGGCCTTCTAGGGCTATTCTAGTGGCCTATCGGGCATGACAATCAGGGACTTGGTGATTTTCTTACGATGATAGTCCTCCCGGAAGCATACAAAGTCTTCAGGGCCTACTTTGGCAACATAGGCATCGGAGTGCCTTGTCGAATAGCATCGGGATTGTGCTCCCTGGTTCTCAATATCGTTAAAATGGGTACTCAATCGGTATCCAATGACCCCGGACAGGGCCACGGCAGAGATTGACCCTAAAAGCCAGATTGTGCGCTCAGTATTGCTCATTCCGTTCCCTTTCAAGGTGTTTATGATAGGCATCTAGGGCCATGTCAACGTAGATAGTATCCATTATGGGCATAATGTCAACGTTTCCAACGTAGACGGCTTCAACGTACGGGTCTGCCCATTCATATTCGCTGTTGCATTTTGCATCATACCGCCAATGGTACTCGAAGGCGATAGTAACATCTACCGGAGAATTAAGGTCTGGCGGAGTCCATTCGAAGATTACAGTGTTTAATGCGTTCATTCTTCAATCTCCAATGATTCTTCTTCTTCATCAACCTTAAAATTGATACTTCGAGAGCCCTCGAATATCGCTACAATTTCAAAATCAACACCTGCATTTTCTAACAGGGTATAAATCTCTTGAGCGGTCATATCGGTGACTCCTCAGCGTCTGACGGATAAGGTACAAAACCCTTCGGTTCTTGATAGGGTTTCAGGGGTTGAGTGGGAAAAGGCCAATATGGGTCAGTCATTCTGCCACCTCATCAGAATATTCTTCGATCATATGCTTGGCAATTTCACGCCAGTTTACATCAGACAGAAAGACCATTGCATAAGATCCTGCAAGGCTTTGAGGGTCACATTCTCCGCACTCGAAAATAACCTGCTCTGCGTATTCTTTAAGACTTTCAGCGACTCCTTGCAAATCTTCAGCATCTAATGCGCTGAAATACTCGTAAGGGTCGAATCCATCGAAAATCTCAAGGTTAACCCGCCAAGTAGCGTAGTTTGTCCAACCATTGTAGGTTTTGTTGCTCATGTGCATATCCTTTGCAAGTTGAATCGGTGCAACAGCGCACCCGATAGCCCCCATCAGAGGCTATCAGTTGACCTGTCACTTGGTCAGAATGTCAAAATACGCCAGAGCAGCCATTGTCAGGCAGAGTCCGATGCAGATCGCTAGGACAACATCAGCGCATTGGTTGATTTTTTGGATGGTTGAATCTTTCATGATTGCTCCAAAAAGGTATTAAGGGCATGAACCACCTGCTCAGGTGTGACAATACCCGTTTTAATCAATTGGTCGATAGTGTCATCAGCACAGCTAAAGTAACCTCCACAGACCAATGCCACATCGTGCCATGACTTAGGTTGCACAGGTTCAGAGTGTGCAATTATTGTCTCCGCTGTTTTACCATCGATGCTCGGCCCTCCCATGTCAATAGTGGAACCGAGGTAAGACACATCTGTTTTCCATACGACAAAGGTTTTCCCTGCTTTGAATTCAGGGATTGACCTTTGACCATACCTGCAACGCTTGTCATAGTCAGGATTGACAATAGTGGTTTTGAGAGTGTATAGCTGTTTCATGATTGCTCCGTGTGTATTGATGGTTTCATTGTAGCCCCCTTGCGAGGGCTTGCAATAGGTGTTTACCCTTGGGTTCCCTTGAAGGATTGAATCAGGGAAGCCACCTGGGCAGGTGTGCTGCCATATTTGCCTGCGATGTACTCACAGACCTCATCGAAGGCCATGCCTCCAAACATCTGTTGTTGGAGGTGGGCTGTGTTGTAGCAGACCCGTTCTAGTGTGGTAGTAGGTTTCATGTTGCTGATCCTTTGCAAGTCTGGGACTGCCCTGTGCCTTCCCATTGACTCTAGTATGCCACCATTCCCAGGTGTGCACATTAGGGGAAACCCTAGGTTTGCCATATTTGTTTCTATCATGCCACAGTCCTGATAGATTTTCCCTAAACTCTCAGCAAGGCCCCTAGAACGGCCTTAGAGCGATTTTCGAGGTTCAGGCCACCCTAATATCAAAAATAGTTATCCACACTGCTAGTGGTACTTGTCCACAGTCTTAGGTCTTATATAAGACTGACAACCTGTGGATAACGTAGGCATGATGCTTGCATTGTACTGTATAGGCATACAGTATAGGGTTTACCCCTAGTCACCCAGGTGTACGTTATAGGCACCTTCATCGCCCCTCGCACCTGATCTATTGTGCACTGCAACATGCAATTGAGAATGATTCTCATTTACGTTTCATGCACTTTTGTTGCACTGCAACATACTATTGACCCCCTGGTCAGTAACCTTATTGAGAATCCATTATCATTAGCATTAGTGAGCACTTACTAGCACTCTAGTGACGTGAGTGCTAACTAACTTAGTTACTTACTGACCAGTCAGTCATTAGTGATCGACATAGGGGGGAGGGGTGTGGCTCTGGTGTTTACTTTTGC